TCTAATTGAACCTTGGCAAGAGCCGTAAACAATTCATTTAATTCAGAAGATTCAGTTTTCTCAACTTTTTGCTCTATTTTAGGTACTATTTTAATTTCTTCTTTATTCTCCATCATTTTTCTCCTTATTACCGTTTAACCATTCTATAAACTTTAATGTGTCAATTATTATTTTTTTCTTTCCAACTTTAATAACAAAAGAATCTGCTCCATTGGTTTTTCTATTAAATAGAATCCATCTTAAGCTTAATTCTGAGAAAGCTGGATAAAATTTAGATAATTGTTTTACACTTACATATCGAGGGATATGTTTTTCTTCTTTATTTTCCATCATTTCTCTCCTTTGTTAAATTAAATCTTCAGCTTTAGAATCCCAATAAACTTTTTCTTTTTGGTACTGCTTTTCAAACTCTTTCCAATTCTCAAAGAGTTCAGCATATTTCTCAGGAAGAAACTCAGGATTCTTGGATCTGTTATAGGCATAACATTGATATCCTAGGAAATCTTTTAAGTTCATGATTTACTCCTTTTTTTAATCCACATCCCTTGTGGCTTATTGCTTATAAACATAAGGTAACATATACCAATATTATTTACTATACTAAAAATTATTTTATTTTATATGGTCAAAGTGACAATCAAAATGATAGTCATTATGATAGGAGGTGAAGATGCCATTTAAGTCAGTTAAACAAAGAAAATATTTGTTTTCCCAGAAACCTGAGGTAGCCAAGGAATTTGAATCAAAAACCAAAAAAGGTGTGAGCCTACCAGAGAAGGTCAAGAAAAAGAAAAAACGAACTGTACGAAAAAAACGTGCGACTAAAAAGAAACGCTAACTCTCTACTACTTCGAAATCTAAGATCTCTGCTATCTTCTTTAAGGAGAATAATTGATCCGAAGTAAATGTCTTAGAGTTCCTTGCTCTTATCAAGTCTAGGAAAAGATAAGATAGATGATTCACAGGGTAAGCTCTTTTAGAACCACATACAATTTTATATTTTATTTCTACTGCTTTCATTACAGTCCTTAGTTTTACGAACATAAGCTTAGCATCGATAAAGATTGTTGACAAGGAGAAAAATTTATGATATTAACAAAGATTAATCGTAAAGAATTTTCATTCCATTAAATTTAAATCCCATTACAAGCATCCTATATTTTAAAGAGTACTTGTTCCTATAGGGAACTTTTTCTAAAATTTCTTCAGCTGTAGCTTTTTTAGCTGCCATTTCTTTTATAATTTTATGAGTATTAATAGCATTTCGTTGTATAGGAAGCCTTCCTTTAATTTTCATTTTTTTTAATCTATACGTAGCAACATTAGAATTTGTTGCCTCATTTATTTCTTTTATAGTCATACCGCTTTCGTACATTTCTTTTATTATATCATCTGAGATATCTTTTCTTTTAAATCCTTCTCCACTTCCTTGATTGTATTTTTTTTTAATAGCTTTTTCAAAAGTTAATCCTTTTTTCAATCTCGTATATAAAAGTTTATGGTTTATGCCTAATTCCTTACTCCATTCGTTTAAAAGGAGAGTTTTATTATTATATGTAATTCCTAAGTTCCGTAATCTCGCTTTTCTTTGATTAATGTCATATAATTTACGATTAGAAATTAAAAAACAGTTATGTGGCTTAAATTCTTTTTTATTGTCTTTTGTATGAATAATAAGACCTTTTTCCCATTTTTGTTTAACCATCCAATTATAAAATTCTTCAAAACTATTTTTCCATATATCACATACTGTATATCCCTCATGTCCATAAATATGATAAGCTTGATTTTTTGGATTATAACACTTATGTATCAAGGATATCCATGATTGATACATAGGATCATGACATTTACCATGCTTAAATGGATATAATGTTTCATTTGCATACCGAGATACTATTTTTCTTGCGTAACAACCGCAACTAGTGGTTCTATTTAGAGTTATGGAGCTTGCTGTTACCCATTTTTCATTTCCGCATTCACATTTACACCACCAAAATCTATCTTTTCTTCCATTTTCGCTTTCTCTTACCTCCCATTTATCTTGAACATGAAGACGACCAAATTTTTTTCCTCCCAAATAGAATTGCGTTTTTCTAAAAACACAATTAGGGCATTCGAATACATAACCTCCTGTAATATCAGCTTGTCTTCTCACAAAAAGTTCTCCACAATCACATTTTAATAACCATTCTTTAGTCGGACATTTACGAGGATCATTTTTTATAATATGGCGTTTTATAACTATGCATCTTCCTGTTTTTAATCCTGTTAAATCTTTAGGAGCTGGCATCTTTATCCTTCCTTATGTTTGGTTGAAGCTTTTTATACATGAAAAACATTTATTTGTCAAAAAACAAAAAACCTTGACTAATAAAAAATTAAGTTGATAAGGTGCAGGGGAATAGATAGAGGAGGGTTAAGATGCCAGCTCCCAAAGGAAATCAATACGCTAAGGGTCATGGTTTTGGATGTCCAGTGACGTGGACAGATGAGCTTATAGAAATAGAAGCGAAAGAGTTAGTAAAGTGGTGTAAGGTAGAAGATAACTACTTTATGAAGACCTTTGCAGTATATAGGGATTACCTACCAGATAACTTCACATATTGGGCAAAAAGAAGCAAAGTCTTTGCCAAAGCATTAAAGCAAGCACACTCACTTTTAGAGGGAAGATTGGTCAAACAAGGCCTATCAAGTAAGACAAATCCAGGCTTCACAAAATGGGTTTTAGCATGCAACTATAAATGGAAAGAACCACCGCAAGAAGTTATAAATGTTTCAGCTAAACCTGGAGCAGAACAATACCTTGAAGATATGAAGAAAAAGGAGACAGTGGATGCTGCAGGAGATGAGTCCTAAGCAGAAGCAGAGCCTAAGAGAGTCAGACGCAAGAATTAATGTATGGGTAGGAGCAGTTCGCTCAGGTAAAACTTATTCCAGTATATGGAGATTCATAGAATATATCAAAGATGGACCTCCCGGTGATCTTATGATCATCGGTAAATCTCTAGACACAGTCAAACGTAATATTCTTTCAGAATTATATAACTTTCTAGGTGTAGACGTTAGATATTATGGAGGCGATCGTTATATCAATTTATGGGGACGTAAGATATGGGTAGTTGGAGCAAATGATGAACGTGCTGTTCAGAAGATTCAAGGATCTACACTATCAGGAGCATACGTCGATGAAGCTGCCTTAATTCCCGAGAGTTTCTGGGTTATGTTAATGTCCCGTCTTTCACCACCTGGAGCGAAGGTATTTGCTACTACAAACCCTGATTCTCCATTTCATTGGCTCAAGGAAATATTGGATGATAATGAATTAAACTTAAAAAAATGGCACTTTACACTGGAAGATAATCCTGCTCTTGACGAGAATTACAAAAAAAATCTAAAAAAAGAATACAAAGGTCTTTGGTATCAAAGATACATTGAAGGTCTTTGGGTATTAGCTGAAGGAACTATATATGATTTCTTTGACCCTAAGTTGCATGTTGTACCTTTCGTACCCAGCTATAGAGCTAAATACTATATTGCAGGAATCGATTACGGAACAACAAATCCATGCGCATTTACTCTTATTGGTTATAATCCAGACCAGTATCCGAATATGTGGGTAGAGAAAGAATACTATTGGGATTCTGTTAAGGAACACAGGCAAAAAACAGATACGGAATACGCAGAGGATTTACTTAAATTTATTTCGGATTTACCGTCCTCCCTAAAAAATATTTATTTAGATCCTTCTGCGGCTTCCTTCAAAGCAGAACTCATTAGACAGGGCGTTAGAAACATCGCTCCAGAGACTAACAATGATATCCTTGATGGTATCAGGTTTGTTAGCGGCCTTCTTTCAAATGGAGCACTTAGAATCCATGGATCATGTAAGAATATGATAAAAGAATTTGGATCATATGTATGGAATTCTAAAAGCAGGGAACGAGGAATAGATGAGCCTATAAAGCGTTCAGATCATCTCTTAGATTCATTACGTTATGCACTTTTTACTCACTTCGGATCAAATTTAGGTAGTGAAAATAGAATGACTCCTGATAAGCTTAAGGAAATGAAGAGAAAGTGGGGGTTTTATTGATGTATGAAGAAGAAGACTACGAAGACTTTAATACTCTAACACTCTCACATAGAGAGATGTTAAGATATATCGTTTCTCTTGATAAGCGAGTGATAGAGTTAGAGAAGAAACTAAACGAAAAGGAGAAAAATGATGAACTGGATTAGAACTTACGATTTTAAGTGGATTAACCTAAGCTTTGTTTCTGTTATTTTCTATCTTCCAGTCTATTTACCAGACACAGAGTTAAAGGAAATTATTGGCTACAAGATCTTCTTAGAATCACCTGAAGGAACAGTAATGCTTGGTTGCCTAATAGACGAAGATGATGTTTTCGATTGTATGGATGCGATAATAGCAGGAAAGCAGGTGACTCATGACCCATGTTCAGAAGAAGAAATAAGAGAAATCTACCTAGAATCGAAAAAATAACTTAACATTTCCATGGCAAACCCTTAAAGTGAAATTATTTTAACAAATCTAGTTAAAGGATGTGCCCATGGGTTATCAAACTCGCCTTAATGAAAATTTTTATCAAGATACTGGCGACAGTTCCATCCTACAACGAATGGAACACGCATACACGAATAATTCCCAAGCAAACCAAAGTTATTGGTTAGAAGGAACAAAGGATATTCGTATGAAAAGTTCAGACCAAAGTATTTGGGGAGAACTCTATAGTCAGCTACCAAGCTTTCAAAGGAAACAATTTAATTTCAACAGGATACGCAGAGTTATCAATATGGTAACTGGCTACCAAAGAAAAAACAGAAAAGCTACTACTGTCATGCCAATCGAAGGGGCGGATGAACATACAGCAGATCAATTCACCTCTCTCATGACATGGGTAGCTAACTCAACAAACATGTATCATATTCTGTCAGAAGCATTTGAAGGAGCTTTAACTACCGGAATGAACCTTCTCTCCATGTGGATGGATTACAGAAACGATCCTCTGAACGGAGACTTAAGAATCGATAACTTAAGCTACAACGGCTTTATGATAGATCAGTTCTTCACCAAACAGGATCTGACTGACTGCAACTTTGTCTGGACAAGAAAATATCTAAGCAGAATACAAGCATCATCTCTCTTTCCATCAAGGAAAAACGATATAATGGAAATGTCTGGAGGTCAGAAAGATGAGAAGTTTGATTTTCTTCCCGAAAACTTTAACATCAGAAATCCTGACCTCCTCTCTTATGATGAGTTCTGGTATCTAGATTTTAGGAAACAGAAGGTTGTTGTAGATAGTGAGTCTGGTGATATGCTGGAATGGACTGGTCCCAAAGATAATTTAGATCAGTTCTTAAGAAGATTTCCTCAGTTGAAGGTAAAAAATATTGATAAGCAGACAGTTAAGTTAGCAGTAGTAATAGCTGGCAACGTTATGTATGATGGAACAAACCCTTACAACATAGATACCTATCCATTTGTCCCCGTCCTTGGATACTTTGAACCTGATATGCCTTTCTATGAATATAAAATCCAAGGAATGGTCAGATCACTTAGAGACGCACAATTCTTATATAACAGACGCAAAGTCATTGAATTAGACATACTTGAAAGCCAGGTTAACTCTGGTGTTAAGGTATTGGAAGATTCTCTTGTTGACGACAATGATGCCTTTATGTCGGGTCAAGGCAGAGCATTATTCATCAAGAAAGATGCCCCACAAGGGATGGATTCAGTTCAGCCCATCCCTCCTCCCGGGGTGCCTTCTTCAATGATCGAATTATCTCGGCTACTTGGAGAAGAAATCCAACAGATAAGCGGTGTGAATGAAGAATTGCTTGGCTCTGCTGAAGACGATAAAGCAGGTGTTTTGAGCATGCTTAGGCAAGGGGCTGGTCTTACCACCCTTCAAAAGCTATTCGATCAATTAGACCTATCTCAGAAGCTTATAGGCGAAAAGGTTATCCATCTAGTCCAAAACAACTTCATGCCTGGAAAAGTCCAGAGGATTATAGCAGAACAACCATCCCAACAGTTTTATAATAAAGCCTTTCAGAAGTTTGATGCAGTTGTTGCTGAAGGTATGCTTACCGAGAATCAGCAGAAGTTACAATACATTCAGTATATGCAACTTAAGCAAGCGGGTTTACCGATACCAACAGAGCTTTTACTTGATGTAGCCCCAGTAGTTCAGAAAAAGGAACTTAAAGAGGCAGTAGCAAAACAAGAACAGCAGATTGCTGAAGCTCAACAAAGGCAACAACAGTTAGAAATGGCATTACTTCAGGCACAAATAAATGATCTTGAAGGTAAAGATTTGGCTAATACAGGGTTAGGAGTTGAAAGATTAAGTAGAGTAGAGGAAAATAGATCCCTATCTATAGAAAGACGCGCCGAAGCAATCAAGGATCTTGAGATGGCTAACCTTGACAAGATAAAAGCAGCTAAGGAATTGATAGGTGTAGACTTAGATCAATTACGTCAACTGCTAGATATCGTAGAAGCTCTCCGTTCTCAAGAAGAACAAAAAGCTGAAGAAATAGATAAGCCACAACTTGCTCAACAAGTCGCTACATGATAGGATATTTCGTTATGTGTCAAAGAAAAAAAGAGACGAAAGTCCAAAAGAAGAGGTAGGCCTCCAAAAGACTGCTTGTGCAGTAGGGAGCTTAAAAATGGTTTGTATATTTGTAGCAAGTGTGGTCAAATATGGTTTAGTTTTATAAAGGAGTGTAACCCATGAAAATAATTTATGAGTTTGATACAGCCGATGAAAGTTATGATGAGGGAGAATATTTAGTGATAAAGAATGCATACGAAATGTATTCAGCACTTTTTAATATAGATTCAATCTTAAGAAAGTACAGAAAAGAAGCCGAACCGTTTGACTTCGATAAAATAGATCAAGAGATTGTTGAGGAGATAATTACCAGTAAAATCAATGAGATCCCATGAAAATTATTAAAAGAGGAAACATCAAGGTAAACAGGGCTAAGTGTTTAAAGTGTGGCCAAGTTTTAGAAAGCGATGCCAATAATGTGTTCCAGTCTTGTTCCTGTGGAAATGTATCTATTGACGGACAAAGGGATTGTATTCGTCATGATTACTATGATGAAGACAATTATCAGAATTTAAGTGAATATTTAGACAAAGAAAGGAAAAAAGATGCTTAAACTTATTATATTAATGACATTTCTAGCACTTACATCTTGTAGAGGAATAGTGTCTAGGGGAAGAAATCCTGTAACAGAGAGATTTTACCATAAAGAACCGATAGAGGAAATTATAGAAAAAAAAGAATGTGGTATTCCTGATTACCCTTTTGTGGAACCTGAAGATGAGGATGAAGAAGGTATTTAAAAGGAGAATTAAATGGCTAAGAAAAAGTTTATTAAAAAAGCAATCAAGAAACCCGGAGCACTGAGAAAGTCTCTTAAAATAAAGAAAGGTAAAACAATCCCTGTTAAGGAATTAGCAGTCGCAGCTAAAAAGCCAGGAAAATTGGGTATGCGAGCTAGATTTGCAGAAACTTTACGTAAGCTTAGACGGAAGAAGTGAGGCCAGAAAAATTGTTTTTATGAGAAAGCCCAGCCTCACTTGAGAAAAAGGTTATTAGTTTGCACCTTCTTCTCGAAGAAGGCTCATTAACTTTGTTGTTGTTCTCATGTATTGTATTGCTATTCTTATTCCTTTACATAATGTACATTCATCGGGATCTAATCCATCATTTTTTAGGCAGGTAATCACTTTTTCTTGCTTATCTAAAAAAACAGGAACCATTACATCCACTTTATCTAGTTGTTCAGAAATTTTTGCTAGTAAATCACTATTTCTTTGCTGTGCTGCTTCTAAGGCATCTAATCTTCTGCTCAAGACATGTGTATAATCTATCTCATTTGTTTTTGCTATTATACTCATACTGCCTCCTGGGTTATGTGATGTTGTAATATTTTCTGATATTTTTGATCGTAGAGTTTAAAATAATATTCTTTATTAAATAAATAATAATAAGAAGATTTCAACGTTTTACATAAAGTAGTTCCAAACAAGTATTTCAAAACACTTTGTTGTGCTTGCATTTGCTGTTTCATTGCTGCCTGATTTGCAACTAATGAAGCTACGATGTTATTTAATTTTTGTATTTGGTCATCAGATTTTTTGCAGGCATTCGTTAATCTGGTTATCTCGTGCTGATAGGCTATCTGACTGAAGTCGGCAACTTCTAGTTTGGTGCTCATTATTTTTGCCTCCCTTTTTCCCATATATAGCACGGGAAAATATTTTTTTTAATATGTTACCTAATTTTGCTATTTTTTTTCTTAAGCCAGGACACACGTTGCATATGACGCATCCCTTAAAAGAAATTTTATAAAAATTAAAGACAAAAATATCTGGAGAAGTTCTTATGGAACAAGAAAGACGATTGACCTTTTTTTCTAATTCATCAATAAACCTGCCATTTTTATCTATACTTTCTAATAGATCGTCTATTCTTTTTGAAGTTTTATTATAAAGAATTATTTTATTATTTGGTGGTGTAGCTATACTCATTTTATTTTTCCTCCTTTTTTATTTGCCGGGTCTTGGCATGCCTTAGAATTCATAAAGCAGCTCATTTTTTTGAGAAGTTCATATTATCTTTTACGTTATTTTTGGGCAACTATTTTAATTTTTCATTGAGGTATTTTAAAAAAAATAGTACAAGTAGGCAAAATACCATTTCGTTGACATCACCGATTTGGTAGTTGTTGCAACAAAAAGGAGATTTATTATGCCAAAAATGGGCAAACAAAAACCTAAGGGAGTTTCTACAGGAGACGGCTCTAAAACAGTTGTTAAAGGAAAGAAAACATTTCCTTCTAGATATACTGACGGTCTAAGCGAAGAAAGCAAGATTGTTATGAAAGAAGGTACAAGCTACTCTTCTAGATATAAATAAGAATTTTTAGCCACAGAGAAATTTTTCTCGACTCCTATACGGTCGGCCTCTTTGTGGCTATCTGGAGTATTATGAAATCTGAATATGGTGACAGGAAAACGTTAGGTACAATGCTTTCCGAGACTCATGACGAGCATATGAAATCTGATCCAATAGAAGTTGGTGATTTCGTTAATGAGTTTGGCAAGCAGTATATGTCTGATCTGTTTGATTATATAGAGTTTGGGTCTAAACATTACGACAAGTTTTATATTAATATTTTAGCTAGAAAGACAAAACTTTTGCTTTACAGAGGTACAGAAGTATATCCTTTTATTAGTCCTAGTATACCGAAGATGCAACCCAATCAAGAAGTATGGGTAGTAGATTGCAGGAAACAAACCTATGATGTTTATTGGTCTCTTCCTGATGTAACTGAATTTGATATGGTTCTTGCTAACCCCTGTAAAGATAACGAGAAACTTATTAAATGGATCAATATTTATAAGGACTTTCAGGAAAAAGCTAAGAAGGGATTAGTAAAAGCTTACTGATGTAAAGCAGCTTTACATCACTTTTTGCCTTTAACTCTGTTCCAATCATCTATTGCCTGGCGTACTATATCTTCAAATTTAATGTATGGGTCATTCAAAAGTCCTTTGCAATATTTACTAAATACGTTTGCTATTTCTTCTTCTAGCCACCAAATCGCCATACCTATAGGAAATTGTATGACTGTGGAGGCAATTTGATCTTGACTGTCTTCATAAAAAGTGGCTCGTACTGATTTTGATTCAGTCCACTCAACTTCAAAGGCTTTTATATTAGCCATGACTATAAATAAACTATCTACTTTCAAAAACATTAATTATTCCTTCGTGTAAAGCAGCTTTACATCTCTTCTTCTTCTAACCTTATCTTCTTATACTTTTCTTCCAATACCAACAATCTTCCATGGAAATCCCTCATATTCTCATGTATCACACTGGTTAAATTGTCAATTTTACCATCTAAATGCCTAACGCTAGAATTAGTCTCCCTCTGTCCCCATAGAAACATCCCAAAGACTGACGTAACTATTACAAGTATCTGGAACCATTCTATTTTTTTTACTCTTGTAGCCATGTGAACTCCTTTTATTATCTACATATACTGTAAGAGTCATACATAATTCAAGATAAAAATTAAATATTTAAATTATTTCTTGCATATATTAAAAACTTTAGTAGTATAAAACTAAATATTTAAATTGTCGTTGTTTTGCTGACGTCACTAGCAAAATCCCGCGTAAAGGATCTCGCAAATCCAGAGGAGCAATATGTCTGAAGAAGCTGAGAATAAAGACGTAAAAGAACAGGAAAACGTCACTCCTGTTGAAGCTACTGAAAGTCAGAAACCTCAAGAAACATCCGAAGTAAAGTCTGAACCCACTGAAGGCTCGAAAGAGTACAACTGGAGAAAGATGGAGCAGAAGATGAGTGAACTTGAACGTATGAATCAGGAAATGGCTAAAGTCATAGAGGAAAAGACAAAAGTTTCTCCCCCTCCTGCCGAACCAGATGAATCACTTCAGTTACAAGGAGACGATCTTCTAACCGTTGATCAGTCTGACAAAAGAACTAGAAGGTTGATTGAAGAGGATCGAAAGAAGAGAGAGAAGGAAGTTTTGCCTCAACAGACGAAAGCCAAATATGAGGATTACGATCAGGTTGTTACTAATGAGAATATTAAATTATTAGTACAGGAGGATCCTGATCTTGAGCATGATATACAGGTTTCTAAAAATCCTTTTGCGAGAGCTTACAAAGAGATTAAAAAATCTACGTTCTACAAAGATCGTCAGAAGAATAAAGCTAATAGCGAAAAGATCGATAGCAATACCAACAAACCTGTTAGCAGTAATACTATTGCTAAACAAAGTCCTCTTTCTCATGCAAATGCCTTTGCAAATTATTCAAAGGATGAGCTTAGAAAGGAGATGGATCAATGCGCAAGGAGGGCTGCTTCTGTACCTAACATGAGGTAGAGAAAGTGACAACAACCACAACCGTACTTCCACCTCCAGTACAGCAAAAATTTAGTGCTAAGCTATTGTCGACACTACAGGCAAGACTTATTCACTCAATGGTTGCTATGCCGTACGAGATGGAAGAAAGAAGCGGTGATATTCTACGCATGAGACGTTATACGAGGCTTAATACAGCGCCAGTGCCTTTAGGGCCGGCGATGAATAACCCTCCAGTACAAACTCTTGATGCAGTAGATATCGACGCTAGGATTGATTGGTATGCTACTTATGTGATAATCACAAAGCAAGTTACTCTAATTAACCAAGATCCAGTTCTAAATTCAACAGCTCAAAGACTAGGTCAATCTCTTCGTGAGACTGAGGACCAATTAGTTAGAGATATGTTGGCAGGTACTGCTTCTGTTCTTAACTGTGTAAACGGTGTGAATGGAGACAATCCTACAGAAATAACTAGGGCGGATGTTGATGCAGTCGTAGCTACCTTGCAAGGCAATGATGGAGAATTTATTTCTACTGTTATTGAAGGGCAAGATAAGTTTGGTACAGGCCCAGTAAGAGATTCTTACTTTGCTATGTGTCATACAGATATGATTGGACAAATAGAGGGAGCTAACGGATTTATCAATAAGGCTCAGTATCCTAATCAAACAAATGTTTCACCCTCAGAGTGGGGATCTGTCGGCAATGGCCGATTCTTCCTTTCTTCTAGAGGTAGCGTAACTGTTGGAGGTTCTTTGCTAGGAGCAGATATTTATAATATCTTTTTTGCAGCACAAGAATCATATGCAATGATAAAACAAAATGGCGTATCAGCTAAATTTATCTATCATCCACCAGGATATGGAGATGATCCTTGCGAACTAAGGCAAACTGCTGGATGGCGCATGGCTCAGGTACCAAGAATAACAAATGATGCGTGGATTATTAATCTACGTGCAACACTAGGGTAAGGAGTAATATTATGAGTACACCTATGGCTTTAATAGCACAAGGATCTTTTGTCTCTGATGCAGCGGCAAGACTTATTGAGCTTCCTTCTACTGTTGATTATTTTGTTATTCGTAACCGCAGCACATGGGGCACAGCTCCAACTGCTGTCGTTGAATCAACTTGGTACAGAGGATATGCAGCTGGACAAGCAACCACCCTTACCGAAGGTGGTGGTTCTGCTTTAACAGCAACAGCGATTGCTGCTGGAGGCGCTGGTTTTACAGAAATTGATAGAACCAACATTGCTCCAGGAGCTCTTGTAGCAACTGGTACTGCAATTACCAACGCAACACCTGGTGTTGTTGCTGATGCAACTTCCCCGACTGTTGGAGATGTCGTAAGAATGCTTAACACTACTGCAATGTTACAAATTGCAGGTCTAGAGTTTACAGTAACTGCTGTAACTCCAGGTGTTAACTTTACTTTAGGATATATGGTTGGTGCTGGGTATGCAGCTGCTGCTACAAACGCTGACTATAGAATCATCCCTAACTCTCGGTATTTTCCAAGAAGAGCATGGATACAAAATATTACAGCTGCAGCAGCAGCGGTAGTATCTACATCTACAGCTCATGGATATGCGGTAGGTTCTAGAATAACTGTTAATAATCCTGATGCCAATTTTGGTATGCCAGAGATTGACGGTTTGACAGGAACTGTAACTGCGGTAACAGCAAACACTATTACCACAGATATAAATTCTGCTGCATTTACTGCATTTGCTTATCCAACTTCAGCTGTGGCTGCTGCGGGTGTAACTCACCCTCATGTAGTTCCATTTGGTGAAGTGTCTACAATATTAACTGAAGCTACTGATAATACTCCTCTATCTGGCATGTGGCTAGATACAGGTGTTGTTGGTGCTAACACTAATGTTATGGACTGGCAAGCATTTGGTAGGGGTTATACCATTTAAGGTATTTATAAGATGGGAGTTCATATACCTCCCATCTTATTATTAACACATAGGAGAAAACATGAGCTTTGTTAAAGAAGTTAACCTAGGAAAGAAAACAAAACTATCTTCAGAAGGAATGAAAAAGGCTTCTGAGAAATTAGAGAAAGCAAGAAAGGAAGATGAGAAACTTGTGACAGGAATTTTTGAAAATGTTGAAGCTCCTGGAGCTGAAGTAACTTTCTCATATAGAGCATACAAAGAGCATCCAATAAGAACATTCACATTAGAAGATGGAAAAAGTTATGAAATACCTATTGGTGTGGCTAGACACATAAATAGACAATGTAGATACCAAAGAGCCGCTAATTTAATAGATAAAGAAGGTAAACCTATGGTAGGGTGTGGTGAGCCTATAAAAAGATATAAATTTACACCAACAGATTACATGTAGGAGGCATTATGACCATTGCAGATTACGTACCTAAAAGAAGAGCGATAACAGCAATAACAAATGCACAAAATGCAGTTGTTACATCAGCTCTGCATGGTTATGCTTCCGATGAATACGTTAGAATTAATGTTCCGTCAGATTATGGAATGAGACTTGGGAATGTATTAGCTAGAATAACTGTCATAAATGTAAATACATTTTCAATAAACCATGATACGCAAGAGATGAATGCTTTTGCAGCTCCGGCAGCTCCTTTTACATCAGCCGAAGCTGTGCCGATATCAGAGACGACGGATAATGTAGCTACTTAAAATAAGGAGCGACTTATGGCAGTAACCGGTACCTTAGAACAAATCCGTACAAAAGTAAGACGGATCACGGGAAGATTATCTCCAAATCAACTTACTGATGCGGAGTTGGATGATTATATAAATGATTTTTATGTTTATGATTTTCCTGCTCATTTAAAAACCTGGAATCTTAATACTCAATTAACGCCTATCTTTGGCCCTGACGATGCTTTGGTTCCAGATCAAGCATGGTATGTCTTTGATTGGAATGTATTTACTAATATGTCACCACCGTTTTATGTAGGTGGATATGAGATACAATATTTTCAGGATAGGGAGGCATTCTTTAATTTCTTTCCTGTGAGATCCCTGAGACAGCAGTTGTCAACTGGAACAGGAGTAGCCGGTCCTTATGCAGGAACTATCACTCAAACCCCTATCTTACAACAAGGGATTTTTATCTCTGCTGTTAACAATGCTGGTGCATCCCTTCATTGCGATGCTAATAATGCAGGTGTTTTAGCAGGTGACGTGCTAGCCGGTGGTACTATTGATTATCAGACAGGAGCGGTGGCAGGTCTTACTTGGGATGCTGGAAATATAGCTGTAGGAGAACCTATTTGGGCACAATCGCTGACTTACGCGTCTGGAAGGCCTCAGGCTGTTTTATTTATTGATGGTGCTTTATTTTTCTATCCAGTCCCAGATATTGCTTATGAGGTGAGTTGCATGGTTTATGAAGCTCCTGATGAATTAACAGCTGGAGATCAGCCTATAGTACGTGATTGGTGGAATTTGATAGCCTATGGAGCTGCTATGAAGATATTTGCAGAAAATCTAGATATGGAGAGCTATGCAAAGATAACACCACTTTTTGATCAACACAAAAGGTTAGTAGAAAGAAGAACATTAGTGCAGCTTAAAAACCAAAGGACTGCAACAATTTATACACAAGAAGCAAGTGGCAGAGTGCCATTTAGCTCAACAATATAAGGAGTTTACAATGACCTATAACGCAACAATTCCAGCAGCAGCAGACCAACCCTCAGTCTCACAAGGTCAGCTTTTAACTAATTTTGGTCAACTCGAGGCTGTTTTTGATGTAGACCACGTTCCTTTTACAACAGGTGTTGGAGGAGGAGGAGGCAGACACGATAGAGTTGTCTTTAACAATGTAGCTGTAGCACCAGGATTGGCGACGCCAGTAGCTTCGTTATATACAGCAGCTGATGGTGCAGGTGTAACACAGCTTTTTTATGAGAATGAAGTAGCTGGAGTAAATGTACAAAGCCAGATGACTAACCTTACTATAACCAACTTAGGAAATCCAGGTACTGCTCTTGGTACTTTATATAGAATAGATTCTCCAGCCGGTTATACTATTTACATGGGACAGACAAATGCCTTTAGCGGAAACAGAACTGTCACATTCCCAGCAGCTTATACAACTATATATTCAACTACTTGTACAGCCAATGACGTGAATGTACAAAGAGTATCTGTAGGTCAAGCTGTAGGTGGTTTAACCATTTATACAGAAAATGCTGTTTCAGTTAATTGGACAGCAATAGGAACAATATAAATAGGAGCATAAGATGGGACGTAAACTCTTAATGTCGAATTACGAAGAAGGTGTAAGAAGAGATCTAGAGCCTTTTCTTATTCCTGAAGAAGCATTTACATATCTCGAAGATACTTATGTTTGGAGAGGAAGAGTAGAGAGACGTCCTGGCTTTACACATCAAGGAAGACTTAGAAGAGTTTTAGCGACTAAAGTAACTCTTATTGTTTTAGCGCAGACTACGGCTGCAGGTCTTACTACTACTATTGCAGATCTTTTAAATGATGCAGCTATAAATTTAAGAGCTACCGAACCAAATGCAGAGATACAACCGGGAAGTGTAGAAATAATTGAAGGTTTTTTAGGTTCAACTTGGGATGATGCTACAACAAACGGAGTAATGACAGCTACAGGTGGGCAAGCAGCCGATGGAACTATTAATTATGCTACAGGCCAGATTGTTTTAAACTTTACAGCTCCTCAACCTGGACTTGCAGCTATTACTTTGCTTACCTTAAGTTATTATCCTTCATTTCCGGTTATGGGTCTTAGAACCAGAGAACTAGTTAATGTTAACCAGGAACAGACAATTGCTTTTGATCAGATATATGCTTATAGATTTGTTTTACCTGGAGGATGGGAAGAGATGCCTTCGGCTGTTGCTACGACATGGATTGGTACTAATTCTCAATTCTTTTGGACTACAAATTATAGAGGAAGCGTAGCTAATGAAGAGTTTTTCTATGTAACAAACTTCAACGCAAATGTAGGTGGTGGAGATCCAATATATTATTATGATCCTAATGCAGGCCCTGCCACATGGGTTCAATTCAATCCAACTGTTAACGGAGCAAACGAACTATGGCAATGTAGGATTATCTTACCTTATAAAGATAGACTGGTTGTTTTTAATACTTGGGAAGGTGCTACTTTAGCGGGTTCAGTGCAATACCCTCAAAGGGCTAGGTGGTCTCAAAACGGTGATCCGACGAACCTTGGAGCTTCATGGTTAGATAATGTTGTAGGAGCCGGTGGTTTCATCGATTGCCCTACAAGCGAGCATATTGTTAGCGCTCAGCTTATTAGAGACAAACTTATTGTTTTCTTTGAAAGATCTACTTGGGAGTTTGTATATACAGGTAACGAGATTCTTCCTTTCATTTGGAAGAATATAAATACAGAACTTGGAGCAGAAGGTACTTTCAGTGAAGTTATCTTTGATGATGGTTTGCTTGGAGTTGGAAATACGGGAATACATGTTGCTAATACAGGTGGCATAAAAAGAATAGACTTAAAGATTCCTGATGAAGTAGGTAAGATAAATAACTTAAATAACGGGCCTGAAAGGGTTTATGGAATTAGGGATTTCCCTAACGAGTTAGTTTATTGGACTTTCCCATCATTTGTTGGCGATCCAATATTTCCAAATAGGGTCTTAGTATATAATTATAGAAATGATACGTGGGCATTTTTTAATGATAGATTTACATGTTATGGTTACTTCCAAAGAGATACAGGATATACATGGGCAACATTGCCTTTTAGTGAGTGGAGTTCGTGGAATGAACCTTGGAATTCAGGATCGGGACAAGCTTACTTTCCAAATATAATAGCAGGAAATCAACAGGGCTTTACTCATTTATTTACAGGTGCTGGAACAAATGATGTCTCATTGAGTGTAACAGCTATTGCTGGAACTCTAGTAACATGTCCTAATCATAACTTGCAGGATGACGTGAACTATGGTCAATATGTTAAATTCTCTGAGTTAACGGGTGTCACAATCACACCTCTTGGACATACTACTTCTACCTATAAAATTACTGTCGAAAATGTCAATCAATTTTCTATAGATGGTACAGCAGCAGGAGCTTATCCTGGCGGTGGTTTTGTAACAGTTCTCAATAATATAAATGTTAGAACAAAGAATTTTGCACTCTTTATTAAAGAAGATGAACAAACAAGACTTCATTATTTAGATTTTCTTTTTACCAAAACAGAAGAGGGAGAAGTAACATTAGATACCTACTTGGAAGCAGCAGATAACCTACAAATTGATCCTTTAATAGGTGATAAGACAGTAAGAACAAGACCGGAAGATAATGATACCTTTGCCGGTTTCCAAAATAAAATATGGCACAGAGCCTTTAAAAATGTTGCTGCTGACTTTATTCAGTTACAGTTAACTATGAGCGACGAACAAATGAGAGATGATGATATCCAAGCCTCTAATTTTGAGATGCATGCGATTTTATTAGATGTGACAATGGGAGGTAGAGCAAGATGAGTTTTCTACCTACCTTTTCCCTTGGTAATTATCTTTCTGAGAGTGTATCTCTTCCTGATGATAAAGAAGAACTTAAAGAAATGCTTAAAGGTATTTTAGAAGAACATGCAAGATTTATAAATAGAAAAGATACGGCTACTTACGATGAAGTTGAACTACAAAGTAATCAGCAGTTTACAGGAGCAACGCCACAACAAAAGAGATTCGGGTATAGAAGGATATATGAATTTGGAGCTATAGCTGCTGGAGCAACTCTTGTAATTGCTCATAATATTGCAGCATTTGTTGAATTTACACGTATTTATGGCACATGTATTACTAACGTGGTGGATTATAGACCAATTCCCTACACATCGGTTATTGCTGTAAACCAGCAAATACAGCTTGTAGTTACCGCTGCAAATATAAATATATTAAATGGTGCGGCAGCGGCACCTATTACAAGTGGTATGATAATTTTAGAATTTTTAAAACAATAAGGAGAAATATTATGGGCTTTATGGATAGTTTATTTGGCACACCAGGAAGGATAGAAGCTCTTCCATCAATGACAGGAGAGCAAAGCCAACTGCTTGCTCAATTATTGGGTGGACTGGGTGGTCAGGGAGGACAAGGTGGGGCTCTTGGAGCAGGTTTAGGAAACTTACAGACTCTCTTAGGTGGAGGGAAGCAAGCTTTTGAAGCTTTTGAGAAACCAGCATTAAGACAATTTCAAGAACAGATAGTTCCTGGTATTGCCGAAAGGTTCACTAGCATGGGAGCAGGAGCTCAAGGTTCGTCTGCTTTTGGACAGCAATTAGGAGCTGCGGGGGCAGGACTTGCTGAATCATTATCAGGACAAAGAGCAGGATTACAAAGTCAAGTTTTGTCACAGTTATCAAATCTCTTAGGTCTTGGGATAGGAGCTCAACCATTCCAATATCAATCCATACCTGGACAAGAAGGAGGTCTTTCTAAATTATTGGGTGGACTAGGGACGGGTTTGGGAAGTGGCTTAGGAATGTTTGGAACTCTTGGTTTAGGAAAATTATTTGGATTTGGAGGTTAATATGAGTAATCAGACACTTCCAGGGCTAACATTGCCTGAAGGAATAGAGCTACCTCAACAAAGTCCTCTAGCAGCTTTGCTCGGAGGATTAGGAACAGGATTAGGTGCTGGTGCACAAACTGGAGCTCAATTTGCTTTACAAAAATTATTATTACAACCCATAGAACAACGAAAGCAACTCGCAAAAACACGTGGAGAAATAGGCTCTCGTGTAAAGAAAGGGTTGGCTGATTTAGGCTTAAAAGATGTGGAACCCGAAGAATTACTGCGTCTTCAAGAAATGGCTGAAGAAAAATTATTAGAAACCAAAGATCCTTTAAGTATAAATAAAATGTTACAGGATTATGTATCTCAAAAGATTGGTCAAGCAGATGCTGAGCAGGTAGCTGAAAAGGTGAAGGGTCCTTTAAGAAATCCAGAAAAAAATTTAGCTAAAGATCTATCGAAGTTAGGCCCTCATTTCAAGCGAGGTCTTACTCGTGAAAGTGCAGCAGCAGCTTTACTAGGACATCATCTAACACCCGAAGAAATTGCTGAACTTTCAATAGAAGATCCTTCTTTTGGGCAACAAATGGCCGAAGATGTAGGAGCACTAGCAGGAGATATTCCTTTTATGGCAATTGGAAGTAGATTTGGAGGAGCAAAAGGAGCATTGGCGTTGCCAGCATTTATCAAATCTGCCTCTCGTGAAATTTATGATGGTTTGAGATCAGATGAGAAGTTTACTTTGCAAAAAGGTGGTGAGGCTGCACTTCGTGTTGCTAGCGATACTGCAAAAGGAGCTCTGTTTGGAGCGATCTTAGAAAAGATTCCTGGTGTTACGGCTTTAATTAAAAAAATTCCTGGAGCAAAAAAATATTTAAATAATTATGTATCTCAACAACTCTTGAATAGAGGGGCAGAAGTAGGTGCGCTCGCCGTAGTTCCTGGTTTATTAGAAGGAAGACTACCTACGAAAAGAGATTTTACTTCAGCGTTAGGATTGGTTTTAGCATTTGAAGGAGCAAGATTACCCGCAGGAATACGTAAAAACATAGAGACAAAAGCTGCTAAAACTGGCTTAGAGCCTGAAGCTTTTGCTAAGAAAGTGGCAGAAGAAGTTCGTGAGAAAAATATTGATGTAAAAAAAGTAGAAAGAGGAGAAGGAAAGGAATTACAGAAATTTAACAGGGCAGTTAATAGAATTGCGCTCAAGGAAGCAAAACCTGAAGTTAAAAGAGCTGCAAAGGTAGCAGAAGAAGCTCCTAAGCCCAAGATAAGAAAAGAGGCATTGGAAGTAGCTCAAAAGGAAAGAGCGGCCGTTACTAAGCGAATTTCCGAATCTCCATTGGAAGAATATTATAAGCCTAAGAAAGAAGTGGAGCATCGTCCTGAAACAATACTTAGAGAAGAAGCTAGATTAGCAGAATTAA